CCCGCAATGATCCGGCATCACTGCTGGACCGTATCGGTCAGGAGGTCGAGGTACAGTTCGCGCTGGCATCCGGAACACAGAACAGCGAGAAAGGTGACATCCTGCTCGCTGGCACTGCTGTCATCGCCGACGTGCAGATCACAGCTCAGAACCGCGAGTCCGGCACCTACACGGTGTCACTGACTGGCGTCAACGACCTGCTCTTCCCGCTTGGCGTGCTCTACTCAAGTAACTCGCTGCGACTTGTCACCAGTGACAACAAGATCCTCGTGGCACCGGTCGCACCGTAATAACTCAGGACTATGAATTTTATGAAGAGATTTGCTAAAAAGGCAAAGGATATCATCACCCCGAAGCCAAGTGCCGCTCCTCAGATCAAGGGCGGCAAGACCGTAGCCATCATCCACTTCAATACACCGGAACTGACCGAAGCTGCGATCCTCTCCCTGCGTAAGCACGGAGGGGCATCGTGGCCGGTTGTCATCTTTGACAACAGCGACCAGCGCCCCTGGACCAAGGAGATGGATGGTGTGACTCGTATCGATAACACCAAGGGCCAGTACGTCAATTTTGACGCTGAGCTGGCCAAGTATCCGGATAAGCAGATGGAGTACAACCGTATCGCCAACTTCGCCAGCGTCAAGCACATGCTGTCTGTGCAGAAGCTCTGGGATCTCATCCCTGGCGGCTTTATCCTCCTGGAGAGCGATGTCCTGCTCCGCAAGGATATCAGCTTCCTCTGGGATGAGAAGTATGCCGCCTGCGGTAAGGTGCAGTGGTTCCACGGCCGCCGTATCGAACGTGACCGTCTGATACCCTTCCTCTGCTACCTGAATGTGCCGATGCTCAAGAAGCATGGTGCTCGCTACTTTGATCCTAAGCGCTCATGGGGCCTGATGAAGGATGACTCCAACCCCTGCAACTGGTATGACACCGGTGCCTGCGTGCTGGAGGATATCATCAAGACCAAGCCGGCTCTGGTGGCACGCCTCTATCCCAACCTGGAGCAGTGTTACCTCCATTTTGCCAACGGTTCCTGGCGCCGCAACAGCAAGGACGAACACATCCAGTGGCTTAATCAGCATAAGGACCTGTGGCAATGAGGTACACTGTACTGACATACATCTTCAACGGTTATGAGATAGTCCAGGAGATCGAAAAAAAAGATCCCGATGCCGACTACGTCCTGGTCACCGATGATCCCAATCTGAAGAGTGACACCTGGCGTGTGGTCCTGGACCAGACTCGTGGCCGTTCTCCTTTCGGCAAGTGCTATGAGGTGAGACATCACCCCTTCCGTTATGTCAACACCGATATCGTGGTACGTATCGACGGCAGCATCAAGCTGCTCCAGTCACTCAAACCCATCGTCGATGTGTTTGAACGTGGAGGATATGACCGCTGCCTGATGATACACCCGCGCCGTAACACTCTGCCGGAGGAGTATGATGTATGGGTGAACTGCCGCCGGTACCCGCGCTCCCAGGCTACCCGCTGCCTGACCGCCATGCGTCAGATGGGATATGACATGAGCTATCGTGGTCTTTACCAGGGATGCTTCGAGATCCTGCGCAACAGCCAGATCAACAACGCCATCAACGACCAGACCTTCGGCACACTGTGCATGCTGGGCTCCTATGGCGTCATCGAACGCATAGACCAGACCGTCTGGAGCATGATCATCAACCGGTTCTACGCTGATCGCCTCAAGGTGCTGCCGGTATCAGAATCCATCGTCACTGACGGCAAGCTCATGCAGTGGAATAAACACAAGACCACCATACCGGTGCCGGAGGTCAAGGACGCCATCAAGCCTTTCCTGTTCAACCGGCCTTGCAAAACATGGCGGTAAACCCTATGACAGCATTACTCCGTAATGAGGAATAAACTTTATCAAATCGCTATATGATCAAGAAATTAAACCGACAGATCGACTTCCAGATATGCGGACTGCATGTCAGGGAAGCTGAAGGTGAGGAGAAGAGCCGCACCATCGAGGGCCACGCCGTGGTCTTTGGCCAGCGCTCTGTCAACCTCACCCCCTGGTCATCATACCGTGAGGTGTATGAGATTATTGAACCAGGCGCCATCACCAAGGAGCTCATTAACCGGAGCGACGTGGTCCTCACCGCCTTCCACAACAACGAGATCATCCTGGGCCGTTCGGTCAACGGCAAAGGAACCCTCTCGCTGACCTTGGATGACAAAGGCATGAACTGCCGCTGCACCCTGGCTGAGACCGCCACCGCCGATGAGCTGCTGTCAGCCATCGAGCGCGGTGATATCACCGGCATGTCATTTGCCTTCACCGCCGATGAGGATGACTCCGAGAACGGTGTGAGCTACGAACGTGTCGAGGCACGCAACGATGACGGCAAGGAGGTCTGGATACGTCACGTCAAGAAGATCACCGGTCTTTATGACGTCACCATCGCCGGCCACCCCGCCTATCCCCAGACTGACATCGCCCAGCGCGAGATCATTGACAAGGACCTGGACGCCAAGATAGGCGAGCCGGAGGCCCTCAAGACACAGCGTGAGGCCGAGGAGAAAAAGACTCAGGAGCGCAATCGCGCCATTGCAGCCCTGAACCGCCGCTCCATCCGCCGTCACCTGACCGAGACTGATATCGACAACTTTAGTTATTAATCCCATTAAAACGTTTTACAATGGAAAAAAGAACAAAAGCAGAAATCCAGAAGCGTCATCACGAGATTCTGGTCGAGCTCGACAAGATGGAAGAGCTCGCAAACAAGGAGCAGCGCGAGTTCACCAAGGATGAGGCTGCCAAGTACGATGCCCTCGTCCGCGAGGATAACCGCCTGCACATTGAGATCCAGGCTCTCCTGGATCAGCGCGAGCTGGCCAAGTTCGAGGCTCAGAAGTCCAAGAACCAGCTCTTCCGCGAGATGATGATGAACTGCGTCAAGGAGCGTGAGAACGCCACCACCATCCTGCAGAACGCAGTGACCACCGGTGATGACCAGAACGCCACCGCCAACATCGAAGCCTCTGGTGCAGTACCTCTCACCATCCATGAGCTCATCGACACCAAGGTCGAGGGCCTGGAGCTCCCCGCTGACCTGCGTATCCTCACAGGCGTCATCGGCAATGAGATCTGGCCGTACAGCATCGATGATGTTGAGTTCACCGTAGCCGGCGAGGTTGAGAAGACCAGCGAGCAGGCTCTGAACTTTGACAAGCTGAAGGCTAATCCTGAGCGTGTCACCGCCAGTGTTGCTATCAGCAACCGCGCCATCGACAACGCTGACTTTGATCTGCTGGGCTTCGTCACCTACAAGTTCCAGAAGGGTATCGCCAAGTTCAAGGCTCTGCACGTGTATTCACACGCAGCCTTCAGCAACACCCTCAAGTCACCGTTCGCCCTTGTTGAGGCCGAGGAGATCAACCTTGATGCCAACATCGGTAAGAACCTGGCCAAGAAGGTAGCTGCTATGTATGACCTCGGCTTTGAGGGTGTGCCTTACATCATCATGGATAAGGTCATCGAGACCGAGCTTCTCTTCACCAAGGCCATCCCCAACAGCGCCGGCGACCGCACCGTCATCATGGACGGCAAGTGCTGCGGTTATCCCTACGTAGTGTCCAAGTACATCAATACCACTCTGGACAGCACCGGCAAGCCCGTACAGGACTCAGACCGCTACATCGGTATCGGTCACTTCGGCTACCTGTCAATGGAGCAGCACGGAGAGGTTCGCATGACCATCGACGCCACCAGCGCCGCAGTCGCACAGCGTAACTCAACCGTCATCACCTTGAACACCGACTTCTCACTGACTGAGCTCTCCAGCAAGGTCAACGGCAACAGGAGCGGCAAGCCCCAGGCTTTCAAGCTGCTCAAGGTCGTAGAGAGCGAGGAACCCACTACCGTCTAAACTTTAGCCGGTATCCACTTCGGGAGTATTCATAGTTCTAAACTCCAGGCAGCGGGTGAGGTGTCAGAGGTAACAGCCTGACCACCCGCTGCTCCCGAAGAGGAATATCAATCAACAGAGTATAAACCACCACACAGCAGTACGATGAGTCTGATCACAGACAAGGTCTTCTACAACGCCCTCAAGAGCAGCTCCGAACTTCTCGAAGCTGTCGGCAACCGGATAGAGAACACCTCTATCCCTGTCCCTGATGAGGAGCTCCCCAACGAGCCGGTCCCCTACATCATCATCACCTTCGATGGTCTGCAGAACGAGGGCCTCACCAAGGATAACAGCTATGAGGGTGATACCGACAGGGTGACTGTGAGCATCGAGGTTGCCGCTCCGGACCGAGAGACACTGGGCGATATCACCGATCTCATACGCCAGACCGTCATCGCCTACTTCGAGGATACCACATCCCATGAGGTTGATGACTATGATCTGGTCCCTGAGAGCTATCAGTTCAGCGCCGGACCTATCCAGTACGACTCCATGAAGCCTTGTTTCTTTCAGACTCTGAGCTACGACTGCGTGACCAATCCGTAAACTAATATGGCTATAATCAAAGGACAAAACCTGCGTGTCATGGTTGGCGGCAAATGCGTAGCAATGGCCACCAACTGCACCTTCCACGTATCGGCACAGCTCGATGACGCCTCCACCAAGGATGATGCCAACGACTGGACCAAGCAGGAGATTGTGGGCCTCTCATGGGATGCCTCAACCGACTCTCTTGTTACCCTGACAGACAACGGATCAAACGGCGAACTGCCTACCGATCTGCTGGGCCTGATCATCAACAAGACCGAGGTGACACTGACCTTCGACCAGACAGCCGGTACCAACAACCGTGTCGGCCAGAACAGTGCCATCAAGCGTGTCGGCCAGGCTTTCCTGACAGACTTCAATATCTCTGCCCAGAACAGAGCCAACGCCGTCTGCACCTGCCAATTCACCGGCAACGGTCCGCTGGCAACAGCCTGACAGCAGCTGCTCATTCACAAGCCCTGCAACCCCACGGCTGCAGGGCTTCTTTAACCGCTAACGCTTAGAACTATGAATGTAGAACGTACAATCAACATCTGCGGCAAGGAAGTGTTTATGTGCTACTGTGCCGCCACCGAGACCGGTTACGAGACCATCAGCGGTAAGTCATCGGTCATCTTCGTGCCCAAGGTCATCAAGGACGCCAACGGCAAGGTCCAGACCGTGGAACCCAACTGCAACATGGCCGACTGCATCACTCTGGCTGTGGCCGGCATCATCGCCTCCTATGACTTCCGCAATCAGGAAGCTCCCATCACCTCGCAGGATATCCTCTATCATGCCGCACCCCAGGAGGTCCAGAACCTCATCACCGCCATCCTTGAGATGCGCAACGAATGGTACCAGGTACCGGCAATGATCAAGAAGGAAGATGGCAGCCAGGATCAGGAATCCGAAGCTGCCGGAGACTCTGACAATCAAAAAAACTGATAACCGCCCACGAGAGGTATCAGTACCTCGTGGGTGAGATAGGGATCTCCAGGCGAGAGTACCTATATGAGCTGCGCTACTGGGAGATCCTACTGATTGTAAGAGGCTATGCACGACGCAACCGTGAGATGTGGAGCGCCATCCGCTGGCAGACCTTCAGCCTCATGTGTGTGTCGGCCGACCTCAAGAAAGCCGGCATCTACAGCCCCACTGACCTGATCCGGTTCCCCTGGGATAAGACTGACCTTGACGGAGCCGGCGGCCTGTCACCGGATGACATCGCCGAACTGCAGCGCCAGATGAAGGAGTACAACGACCAGCAGCAGGGGTAAGCCCCAGCACATCAATGGAGCGTATTACATAGAGATAATACGCTCCATTGCTTATGTTAGGACTCGAAGTTAACGATGCCGTCGTCATTGACCAGCGCAAGTTCCTGGAACAGGCGCTCTCCACAGATCCCAAGACCGTAAAGGTCCTGCAGGGCCTCATCCGTGAAGTCATACTGCAGGCCCGCGCTCGTGTCATCAGCCAGATCGACTTCCAGAACGGCGATCCGCGCCGCAGCCGCCGTGCTGTCCGCACCTCCGTCTATAAGCAGATCCTGGGAGCCAACATCAATATATACAACTCCAAGCGTCGTCACGGTACGCAGAACTACACACCGCCCCACACCCTGCGTCCTGGTCAACGCGGTGGCAACCGCCGCCCGCAGTCACAGCGCACTATTGATCTGCAGAGCTATGCGCCGGAGGATCGTGGCTTCATCCTGCGGTTCGTCAATGACGGAACAAACGATCGTGTGATCCCATTTACTCCTCATGAAGACCGTAAACCCAGCAAGTGGAACAAACATCCCAATACCGGTAACAGAGGTCGCATTGGGGGTACCAACTTCTTCGGCCGTGCCGGTGAGCGTGCCATGACTATGGCAGCCGATAAGCTGGCCGACCTCATCGATGCCGAGTTCGAGAAGATAATGAGTAACAATTAAAACGTGATATATGGCAGATTCAATCCTTAGACTCAGGGTAGAGTCCACGGAATATGATTCCAAACTCAAGAAAGCCTCACAGGGCCTGCAGCATTACATCGACAACTGTCGCAAGGCCGGTGGCACATTAGCTGTCGTGGAAGACAACACCCTGGCTTTCGTCAGGGCTCTGGGTGACATGCCCACCGTAGCCCAGGGTAGCACTCAGTCACTGCGTGAGATGACCAAGTCACTCACCGACCTGACTATCCAGTACCGGTCACTGACCGATGAGGAGAAAAACTCACCCTTCGGCCAGGCAATGGCTCAGAGCATACAGACTCTCACCGCCCGCGCAGGTCAGGCACGTGATGCTGTGGATGATGTAAACGCAACAATCAAAAACGCCGCATCTGATACCCGCGTCTTTGATCAGATCGCCAGTGCTGCAGGACTGGCCACCTCCAGCTTCCAGACGCTGCAGGGAGCCTCCAAACTCCTTGGCGTGGATTTAGGAGATAATGTCGAAGTCATCGCCAAGCTGCAGGCTGCTATGGCCGTCACCAACGGCCTGACTCAGATCCAGACCGCGCTGCAGAAAGAGAGTGCCCTGATGCAGGGCATCCAGACTCTGCAGACCAAGGCTCTTGCTGCAGCTCAGGCTCTCAACGCCACCAACACCACTGCTGCCACCGTAGCGCAGGGTGCTTTCAATGCCGTAGCCAAGGCCAACCCCTACGTCCTCCTGGCCACCGCCATCATCGCCGTAGGTACCGCTGTAGTTGCATACACCAGACACACCAAGGAGGCCGCCGAGGAGACCAAGCAGAGCGAAGCCGCCATGAACCGTGCCAAGGCCGCTGCCGACTCATACCGCAAGTCCATGTCCAGCAGCTTTGCTGACATGATGACCAAGTATGATGAGCTCAAGCGTGCCTGGCTCTCACTGGCCGACACACACCAGAAACAACAATGGATCAACGACAACAAGAAAGCCTTTGAAGAGCTCGGCCTGAGCATCAATAACATCAAGGGTGCCGAGGATGCCTTCGAGAACAACACCGGCAAGATCGTTGACTCCTTCCGCCGCCGTGCTCAGGCTGCAGCACTCGCTGCCAGAATGGTCGAGCTCTACCGTCAGAAGATGGATCTGGAGCTCCAGGCCAAGGAGGTGTATGACAGCAAGAGGGTATCAGCCTATGATGTCGTAGGTAACCGCGTCACCTCCTTCACACGTGATGCCGGTGCTGACACCTTCAACGAGGGGCGCTATGGAATGAACGCTCAGGGCCAGTATTACTTCACCGCCAAGGGCGCCAAGGACTACAACGACCAGCTGTTCAAATCCAACAAGCAGCTCAAGGACATGAGCGATCAGCACAAAGAGATCAATCGCCAGATCGATGAGAGCAACGACAAACTCACCAAGCTGCAGTCCACCGTCACCACCATCACCGGCGGTGACAGCAACAAGAAAAAAATCTTACCTGTCGGCTCTATCGCTGAGCTGACTCAGAAGATGCAAGATCTCAAGAACGCTCAGTCCCTGGTCACCAACAATGATGACTGGGTAAAGTACCAGGAGCAGATTAAGCATGTCGAGTACCAGATCAACGCCCTCAAGGGCGAGTGGGAAAGAGGACTCCAGGCTACCTTTGACCTGGGCGCCAGCGAGCAGTTCCGCAAGATGACCGAAGCCGGTCGTCAGATGCTGGATATGTTCGGTGACGGCAATGTTGACCTCCTCACACGTCCGCTGGTCGATGCCGCTGAGCTGGTCAAGAAGGGATGGGAAGATGCCGGTACCGGTATCGCCACAGTATTCTCCTACCAGCGCCAGATAGAGGATAGCAACGGCCATCCCATTGAGATCCTGGTCACACCCATCCTTCCGGACGGTACCGTGCTCTCCGAGGATGAGCTGAACCAGTACATCGATGAGAAGATCTGGGGAGCCAATGACATCCTCGCTGCCGATGACAAAGGCATCATCATTAAGGTCGGTGCCTCTGAGGACGGCTCGATGGGAGAGGTGCTCCATGACCTCCAGGCCATCTACTACATGACCGACCAGCCCATTGACCTCAATGTCGATGAGGCCCGCCTGCGCTCCATCACCTCCCTGATGGCCGAGTATATCCGTGACGGCAAGATCAAAGGTGTTGCTGTTGACAACGAGAATATCGCCATATCCGTTGACACCGCCGAGGCATACAATGACATGCTGCAGCTCTCCAAAGAGATGGACGGTACCACCGTCAAGTTCATCGTCAAGCCGGAGGTGGACCGTGAGCTCGGCCATAGCATCACCACATCCTCCGGACTCAACGACTTCATCAGCGGCCTTAAGAAAGAGATCCAGGATGCCGACTTCGGCTCGGATCTATATAATGCGCTGACCGCAAAGCTGGCCGATGCCACCATGCTGCAGAACCTGGTCAAGGAGTCCTTGAGTGTCGGCCTCGGCACTGCCCTCTTTGATATCGCCGATGAGAATGGTCAGGACTTTTGGGACCGCATCCTCAATCCTGAAGGCGTCGAGAACGCCGACTGGCAAGCCATCGCCGATGCCATCAACCGCAAGCGTAAGGAGATGGGCCTGGATGCACTCACTCTGGACTTCAACACAGGCAATGTAGGCACCAAGTCCAGCAACAGCAACACTAATACCGAGCTCCTGGATACCGGCAAGAAACTGGTCGGCGGTCTCTCGCAGGTCAGCAGCGGCCTTGACAATATGGGCATCAAGATCTCCGATGAGGCCAACCAGTTCCTCAGCACTGCCCAGGGAGTCATCAGCGTCATCGAAGGCTTGAAGGCCGTGGCCGAGGTCATCACTGGATCATCCACCAGCGCCCTGGTATCTACTGGAGTATCACTGGTCCAGGCTCTCTTTGCCAACACCTCGGCACTCTTTGCCAACACCGCCGCCACCACTGCAGCTGCTGCTGCCGATACAGGTGAGGCTGTGATGGATGTGCTGAAGGTAGCTGCAGTCGCAATGGCTCACGGTGGTATGGTTCCGCACGCCGCCAAAGGCTATGCTGTACCAGGCCGTCACTACAGCGGTGACGTCACTCCCATCATGGCCAACGCCGGAGAGCTCGTACTGAACCGCGCCCAGCAGGGTAACCTGGCCAGCCAGCTGCAGGAAGGTGACCACCAGACATCCGCACCGGCAAGACCATACGTCACCGGACAGGATATCTTCCTGGGCCTCAACAACTACCTCACCGGCTCCGGCCAGGGTGAGATCATCACATCCAAGAACATCAAATCATATCTGAACTAATATGGCACTAAAAGGCAACAACCTACTGGTATTCCTCAATGGCACAGCCATCGCCGGCGCCACCGTCAGTGACGCTCAGGCTGGTGTTGACCTTCTGGAGATAGGCTCACCCATCGGCAGCGGTCAATGGAGACAGTACATCACCCGCCGCAAGTATTGGAGCATCAACGTCAATTACCTGGTGCTTCAGAACACCGGTGTCAAGGACCTGCTCTCTGTCGGCACCACCTATACACTCAAATTCAAGGAACGCAGCAGCTCTGATAATACTGGAGTAAGCGGACAGGCCATCCTTAAGGTCTGCCGTATCACCGCCCAGAAGGGAAATCTGGTGCAGGGCAGCTTCCAGTTCCAAGGTAACGGTCAACTCTCTTAATACAGCATCATGG